TTAGGAAATGGATGCGTCATATTATTTCCTTTCTATCTTATTTTTTTAATTCTTTCAGCAGCTTTCCCTATATAGGAAGAAAAGGAGTGATCAAAAATAAAGGGAATTAATCCATGTATAACCATTATCGAAAACATTCCTGCCAATCTAATACTCTCCAGCCATGTAAAAGTTAAATGTTTAAAATAACCAAGCTTGACATCTTTTGGATGTTTAAAATTAATCATGTTATACCTCCATTTCTACTTCTTCTTTTTCTTTACTACCTTCTTCTTTTTTTTAGCAGCCTTTTTCTTCTTCTTTTCAGCAAGTTTCTTAGCCTTGGCATGAGCTTCATATCCAGCCTTGGTATAAGCAAAATGTTTCTTACCTAAACGTGGCATAGTCTTTCTCCTTTAATCTACTACCATAAGTATACTTATATTTCAGATATAAATAACCATCTTCAAGATTTGACAGATCATGCCAGTATTCCTTAAAGGTCTTGTAATCTTCTTGCCTAGGTTCAGGAATACTATAATCTATTAAAGAATAGTCGTTATCAACTTCTTCTATAGACTTCTTTAAACGTCTTTTAAACTGAGCCTTTTGCATAGGACTTGGCTACAAGAGCAGCACCTGAACGATTTATCTTGCCTTTACCTTTACCTTTCTTTTTCTTTTTCGTACCAATTTTACCACCCTTCTTCATATATCGCCTACGATCTAGTTCAGACATCGTTCCAGCCCTAGCCATCGCTGCTGGAGAAAGCCCTACTCTGGTCATTTCCGCCATTTCTCTGTCTCCCTTTAATAAAGTTTATGCGAATAAGCAGCTTTACCAAATCCACGAAGAGCCGCACCTGTTCCTCTCTGAATCTGACCACCTGTTTTACGATGTACAGTACCACCTTTTTTTCTTACTGATAACCCTGAAGAAGGATCTTTTAACATTCCTTCTAATTCTTTTCTTTGAGCTTTATTCAAAGGCGCACCTCTTACTAATTCTTGAACCTGTGTAGCAGTTAGATTACCGGGAAATAATTTACCTTGTGGATTCTGTCCTACTTTACCTTTATCTCTTGCAACTTTTCCTACTGGAGTATCTAACAATTCCTGTAATTTATTAAAAGAAGGCCATTTTTCTGGAGTAGGCTGTCCAGTAATTTTCTGTAACTCTTTTTCTCTCTTTGTTAATTTTTTTAAAGGAGTAGGCGCTCTAGCTGATCCGGGTTTACCATATGTATAAGATACTCCAATCTTTTTTAATTTAGATATATCTGCTTTAGTTAGTGATTGAGCATTTGCTACTTTGGTAGCTAATCTTTTAGAAATTCCTCTTTCAGTAAGATCTTTTATCATGTCTTGTTTATCTGTAGTTGCTTGTACAGCTTTTTTTCTTTCCTTTTTAGCAAGTGGATGAGGTGCCTCTAATGCTATATTTAATGCTCTTCCTCGATCAGGAGCTTCTAAAATTATATCAAGTGCTATATTTAATCCTCTAAGTTTTCTTTCAGGAATAGGCTTTAAATCAGAAATAGCTTGTGTAATATCTTGTAAATCTTCTTGTATATTTTTTAATTTATTTTTATTAGCTTTAATATTCTTTTTAGCACTAATTAATTTTTTAAGTTTTGCTTCAATTCTTCTTGCTTTTTTCTGAGTACTTACTAATTGTCGTTTTTGATCTCTAAACTTAGTTCTTTCTTTTATTTGTTTCTGTCTAACTGGATCTGTTACTTGTTCTCCTGTAACAGTTTTATGCCCCGGATACTCTTTAGCAATAAGAGAAGGATCTCTTGGAACTTGCATAGGTTTATCAGCAACAGAAATAATTGTTGGTTTCTGTTTAAAAATTGCTTTTTGTTCTGCTACTTTTTCTTTTAAATCTTTTTGTTCTTTTGCAGACAAGTCTCTAAAAGACGGATCTACAACTTTTTTTGCTAATGATGTACTAACTCCTACATCTGTAAGTTTTTTAATTTTTTTCTTATTTGCTGTAAATTCTTTTTTTTGAGTTGTCTTACTTCTTTTTATTTTCCTTGTTGCTCTAAGTTTTTTAACTTTATCTGTAGATATATTCTTTTCTTTAGCTTCTATCTTCAGACTCTTCGTTAATGTTTTAGCTCTTCGTTTATGTAATTGTTCTACGGTTATTCCTAAATTATCAGCAATTTCCTTATCTGTTCTACCTTTAGTTGCTGAAGTAAGAGAAGAAGGCTTCTTTGCTTCTCCTTCTGCTATGGCTTTTCTATAAGCCGCAACACTTGAAAAACCTGCTCTTGTAGCAGCAGCTTTCTGCTGTTTAGTAACTCCCTTTGGTTTAGGTTTAGGTTTAGGTTTAGGTTTAACACGTACTACCATAATTATGTCTCCACTTTAAAAGATTTTCCCTGTTGATAATCTTCATCAACAACAACATCCTGTGGTTTACCTACTATAGATGGTCCTTTTCTGGCAGCACCAAAACCCTGTCCAGTAGGCTTACCAAGTATCTTGTCCAGATCAGGTGGACGTTTTAATAATGTATGTGGTCCTAATCCCATTTTAACTTCTCCTTTTTGATAACGTAGCAAATTTTTTAGATCCATATTTCTTGCGTCCTATCCAAGCAGCAAGAGCTTTAGGATCTTTTGCTCCCTTCTTTTTTAACTTGGAAGAAAGCTCTTTAAATCTCTGTCCTGTACCTAACTTGGGTTTCTTTTTCTTTTTCTTTCCCGGCTTCATAATCTGCTGCCTTACACTTGATCTATTAATCATATCCTGAATCTACCACCTGACCACCTGTCATCTTATAGGTAATCTTTCCACCATATTTTTTATTAGAAGGATATTTCCTACTCATATAATCTGAAATATTTTCTCCTACATCAGATACTTGATTCCTTCTCAATCTTTGTCCCGGTGGGATAGGCTTATCACGGGAAGGCTTTATCTTTCCTGTTGCTACTTGTTCTTTAGTAGATAAGATACGAGGAGAAACTCCTCCCTGTCCTTCAGGAAGTTTTGTTGGCTGCATCCTTAAAATTTTAATATAATTAGCTTGTGCTTCTTTTCTCTGTTGCGGAGTATCTGCATCTGCTACAGCTTTTCTCGCCTGATTTAATGCCTTTCTTAATTCCTGTGTAGATGAGGTTGCAGTTACACTTGGAATAGATTTACCAAGACCTCCTCTAACTATAGGTTGCTTTCCTCCAACTACTGAAGGAATTTTAGGTTTAGGTCGTACTCTAAATACCATTAACTTGCTCCTTCTTAATCATAACCATGAGCTATAACCTGACCGCCTGTCATTCTGGAAGTAATCTTTCCACCACGTTTTTTAGGAAACTCTCCTCCTTTTCTAACATTACGAAGAGGGGCCAGTTCTTTTTTCCTTTTTTTATCTACATTTTTACTTACTTTACCTGCAGCTTTTGTTTCTGCTGCTTCAACTTCTTTTTCCTTGTTTCGTTTTTTATCTGCTTCAAATTTAGCTAGTGCAGCACGAACAGGATGTGTATATCTTTTAGGTACATATTTCGACAAAAGTTTTACATTAGATTTTGTTAATCTTCCAGATTCTAACCTGTCCAAAATCCAACTCATATCATAATTTCGATTAGCTAATTCTTCAGTAGCTTTCCGTAATTTTGCAGAATCGTCTTTTCCTACTACTTTTACAGGTAAACTCCCCTTATCAAACGAAAGAGGTTCATTTTTTTTAAGTTTGGATACCATTAACTTGCTCCTTGTGTTATTGTATCAGGACCACCAGCAGGAGAAGCAGCGACATCCATATCATCCTGTCTAGTCCTTCTGGCCTGATTACGTAATGCTCCAATTGCTGTTTGATACTGGGTCTGCCAGACCGGAAGAGTATTCCAATCCTTCATGAACATAGTAGCTTCCACCATACATCCTGAAAAGAGGGCATCATAACAGAAGTTACTAAAATAATTCTGGGTTGTTACGCTTGTACCTGTAGCAGAAGACAGAGGTAACGGTCTGGAAACAGTCTGTATCTCTCCTGTCAGAGTAGACGCTGGAGTAGGCACAATATAAATTGATGAATTTGTCTTTCTGGAATAATATCTGGGTGTTCCTACTGAAGCACTAACATAAGGCCAGAAGTCTATGGCATACTCATATGTTCTTTGCAGAAGACTAGTCTTCAGGCTGGACGTACTGGTAGTGTAATTCACATTACGAATAATATGAACCCTATCATTCAGGCTAACAACAGGATTATTAACACTAAGAGTTATACTACCAAACTCATCTAGTCCAACATCATCCAGATCCTTCAAAAGTCTGATTTCTGTGCGATCCACAAAGAATGAAATCGCACTGGCAAATTCGGTAGATTCGTTTTCTGAAGTTTGAATGATATCCGTTTTAAGATATGAATATGCAACCATACTAACCCAGATATAATGTAATTGTTGGAGCCATTGTTCCTGTTCCAGACGTTGCAACACTCACAACACCAAAAACTCCTACTCCCATATCACCTATATATTGATCGTTAGAATCCAATGCTCCTACACGGTAACGAATAGCTGTTCCTTTAGCCGATCTATTTGTAATCTGCTTTGTTCCTGAAATAACAATTTCACCTGCAAGAGTCGAATAAGTATGCATAGCAAGAATTCTTGTAGTTGCTGGAGTAGGATCAGAACCTGTTCCTTCATCTCCTAGGCTAGCATTGGTATCAATATAACGAAAGCCTGTTATAATTGCACCATCACTACTTACATTTTGTGCTACTTTAACATTTGTAGTCATAATTTCTCCTTAAGTTAGTGAGAGAGCAGCCTTGACCACTCTCCCACAATCGGTTAAACTTAAGATCCTTGACTACCGAACCAGCCTCTCCAATCAGAAACACCGAAACTATATCGTTCCCGTGCCTTGAATCGAAGATTGCCAGTATCAAAATCAGGCTCCATCTTGGTTTGTAGAGGAGAACGTACAAACATTTTTGTTCCGTTTGGTACGTCTGTCTTGATAAACCAAGAGGTTGTATCAGAGAACCTGCGATTGATATGATAGCCTTCAGGCAACATACCCATATGACGTGTGGCATTAATTGCATTGATATTAGGATTCGCAGCCTGACCACCACTCGCCTGAGTGTTGCCGGGGCTAGATAAAATCCTGTCTACAATTGCCCATGAATCAACTGGAATATGTAGAGAAACAGCACTAGCACCAATTAGAATACCTCGATCATCCTTGATCTTCTGTACATTGGTTAGTGCGGTTTCAAGAGTAGATTCAGACATATCAGACGCAGCAATTAAGTTGGACTGATTACCATCACCTACGGTTGGATGTGCGGCTGAGAAAAAAGCTACGCTATCACCAATGATATCTGAGAAACCATTGTTGAATACGTTTGCAGCTTTAACCTGTTTTGTATTAGCCATGCCACGGGCAAGACCTTTGGCACGAAGTTTGGCGAAAGTATCATATAGATTATCTTCCATTGCCTCTTCCGTAACTGCAAAAGCCAAAGCTACAGTTTCGGCAGTGTAACGTGCCGTGTAGCTTTCCTGTGCATCGTCATACGAAACAGAAGCTCCCTCTCCCTTGGTTGGGGCTGTCCCAAAACCAGTGAAAAGGACTTCTTCTTCAAAAGCACGATCTGAGTTTTCAATTTCAAAAAGAGGTTCTAACTCATTATTAACCTCTCCGTACTCCATTCCAAATATAGCATTTAGACCCGGAAGGAGTTCTTTAGCAATACTAGCTCTATTAATAGCCATAGTTAAGCCCTCCTATTAAGCCGTTGATGCCGTAGCGGTTACATAGCGATCACGGTGTGTGTTCAACCAGACCTCTACGATTGGATATGCATCGTCATTACCCTCATCAGGAAATTTAGCACGTCCAATTACCCGACATGTCAGTTCAGTTTCTAAACCACCAGCCGCAAGCAGATAATAACTGGAATTTCCAGTTACAGTACTGCCCGAAGAGGCGGTAGAACTAACAGTTACGGGATAGTTCAGACAAATAGCGGCTTCAGCAGCCGATAGAGTGAGTGAACACTGGATGTAATAAACCTGATCAGGGTTTGTAATAACGAAAAATTTAACGTCTGTGGCACTCGTCCCACCCGGCCAATACCGGGAGAACTTTTGCTCTCCATTTTCAACAT